GGCCGCTACCTCCGGAGTTACTAAAGTACTTCATCGATCGGCGATGTTATGCGGGAGTGGATCTGTCGATGACAACGGATATGTCGGCAGTGGCTTTTGTCTTCCCTGCGGAGGACGGTTACTTCGACATACTCCCGTTTTTCTGGATGCCGGAGAACGGCATCAAGAAGCGCGAACTCTATGACGGGATGCCATATAGGACGTGGGCGGACCAAGGACTTCTGGAACTATGTCCGGGTGACGTGATCGACGTTCGCGAGATCCGGAAGCGGCTGGAGTGGGGCGACCGGATGTTCGATCTTCAGGAGCTTTGCTTCGATCCGTCAGAGGCGCGGCAGTTGTCAGTTCCGATGCTGGATGACGGATACACGTGCATTGATGTGCGGCAGGGTTATAACATGCTCTCGGAACCCTGCAAAAAAATTCTCGAACTCGTCGCTTGCGGAAAATTGCGGCACGGGGGGCACCCGATCCTGCGATGGAACGCGATGTGCCTTGCGTCGAAAGAGCACAATGACCAATTGATGTGGGCGAAACCAGAACGACAGAAAGAAACGGCGCGGATCGACGGAATCGCCGCGACGACTGACGCGATGGTACGCGCGATGCTTCCCGGCAACGGCCCATCGGTGTATGAATCGCGCGGAGTCCGTACCGTATGAACGTTTTCCGCGATGTTGTCTATCCGATCATAGGCGCGATCCTCCTCGTATATGGAGCAGCGATCATTTACCGACCAGCGGGTTGGATCGTCGGCGGACTGCTTCTGCTGATGCTCTCGTCTAAGAGGCCCAAGGCTCAATGAATTTATTTAAGGCGTTCACCGAGTCACTCGGGATCAGAGCGGACTCAGGCGGCGTGCAGTATCGCCCCGATTCCGATCTCTGGTACCAACACCTGGGATATCAGACGGCGACGGGGCTGCGAGTTTCGCCGGAAACGGCAATGCGCGTCGCGGCGGTCTTCGCATGCGTTCGCGTCGTCGCCGAGACGGTCGCATCGCTTCCCCTGATCATGTACCGAGTACTCCCGAACGGAGGAAGAGAGCGCGCGGAGGATCATCCGCTGTTTTCGATCTTGCACGATCAGCCGAACGAGTGGCAGACGAGCTATGAGTTCTGGGAATTGATGCAAGCGCATCTGGAACTGCGCGGGAACGCATTCGCGCGCATCGTGATGGGCGGGCCGAAAGGCGCGATCGATTCATTAATTCCCTTACATCCGGATCGCGTGAGCGTGTTTCGGCTGCCGAACGGCCGGCTCCGGTATCAAGTGCGCTACTTCTACACGGCGGATGTTGAGTACTACAACCAAGAAGACATCTTCCACCTTCGCGGAATGTCGCAAGATGGACTTGTGGGATTGAGCACGGTCGGAGTTGGCGCGGAAACGATTGGCTGCGGCCTTGCGGCGCAGGAATTCGCCGGGCGCTTCTTCGAAAACGATTCGACGCCGAGCGGAGTCGCGACCCATCCGAAGACTCTCACGGAGCAAGCCTACGAGCGAATCAAAAAAAGCTGGCGCGAGAAACTCTCCGGCGTGAATCAACACAGCATTCAGATTCTCGAAGAGGGGATGACTTACGCGAATATCGGGCTGACGAACAAAGACGCCCAACTCCTCGAAGCTCGACAGTTCTCGCGCGGTGACATCGCGTCGCTCTTTCGAGTTCCGCCGCACAAGATTGGCGACCTCTCGCGGTCGACGTTCAGCAATATCGAGCAACAGAACATTGAGTTCGCGACGGATTGCATCCGGCCACGGTTGGTGCGGTTGGAGCGTCGAATCCAGAACACGATGATCGATCCGATGGAACTCTCGGGCGATTACTTCTGTGAATTTTTGATGGACGCTCTCATGCGTGGCGACCTGAAGAGTCGCTATGAAGCGTACTCGGTCGGCATCAATGCGGGCTTCTTGGTTCGGAACGAAGCGCGCGCGCGGGAGAACTATAACCCGATCGATGGACTCGACACTCCTCTTGCTCCGTTGAACCTCGGCTCCCCGGCGATGGCTCCTGCCCCGCCTGCGGAAAATGCCGATCCGGAAGATTCGACGGGCACGGGAGGGGCGCGCAGAAAATCTGTCGATCAATTCATGCAGGCGACGGCAGAGCGCATCGTGCGCAGAGAAGTGAAGGGCCTAAGGATGCTCGACGAGCGATCGAATGGAAATTTCGGCACGATGGTCGTCGAGTTCTACAAGAGTTTTCGCAGCACGGTCGCGGATCAGATGATGCTCACCAATGATTCCGTTTCCGCGTACGTCGACGCGAACCGGCTTCTGGCGATCGAGGGCCGCACGACGGCGATCGATGCGATCGAAGCGGACGCGGCGAACAGGTTGTGCGATCTGGCGCTCAGGGAGAAAACCACATCATGAAATATGCTCACATTCTTTCCGAAGTGATTTCGATGCCGTGGGCGATCCGCCCTGAGAAGCTTCGAGCCATCATGGGATTCCTTACCGCGAAGTCGGCGGGCGCTGAGGTCCACCTCGAGAATACAGAGTTCCCGAAACCGCGCGAGCCGTACCTTCTGATGGACGCGGAGGCCCAACCTCTGCGCATTCTTCCGGTCGAAGCGGCGGAAGCGAGCGCCCCGGCAAGTTCGTCGCGATCACGCGCGGGAGCGATCGCGGTCCTTCCCTTGTTCGGAACGATCGCGAACCGCATGGGCATGATGTCAGACCTGAGCGGCGGGACGTCGGCGGAAAAGTTTACGCAGTGGTTTCGTTCGGCACTGGCGGACCCAACCGTGCATTCGATCGTGATCGATATCGAGTCGCCGGGCGGCGGCGTCGCGGGGATCAGTGAACTTGGCGATGAGATTTATCAGGCGCGCGGAGTGAAGCCGGTCGTCGCAGTGGCGAACGCGCAGGCGGCTTCGGCGGCGTACTGGTTGGGATCTCAGGCTTCCGAGTTCGTTGTCACCCCCTCGGGCGAGGTCGGGTCGATCGGCGTCTTCGCGGCGCATCAAGACGTGTCGCAGGCGCTCGACAAGGAAGGCGTGAAAGTCACCTACGTGCAGGCGGGCAAATACAAAACGGAAGGCAATCCGTATTCGCCGCTCGACGAGGAAGCGAAAGCGGCGATTCAAACGAAGATTGACGCCTACTACAACCAGTTCGTGGCGGCGGTCGCGCGCGGGCGCAACACTACGGCGGCGAAAGTAATCAGCGACATGGGCCAAGGTCGGATGCTCATGGCAAAGGATGCGCTTAATGCGGGCATGGTGGATCGTGTCGCTACACTCGATCGCACGTTGCAGCGGTTGGGAGCGGGGCGCTCGACGATCAAACCGAAAGGGATCGCGGCAGAAGCGACCGAGGTCGTGACAAGTAAGTCGCTGACTGCGCCGGAACTCGTGGAAATCGCGGAGACGCTCAAACTCGCCGCAGCGACGCCTGCGGACGGGAAAACATCGGCGGCGGCGGCGGGATATATGGAGCTTGCCGGGGCGGAGAAAGACGGGCAGTGCGACGTCGTCGAAGTCGCGGGCGGAGTGAGCCTCGACAGCGGGATGTGCCGGAAGTTATTCGACGCCGAGTCGGACGCGGATGATTTCTGCTGTGACGATTGCACGCATAGCACCGGAGCGGACAAGGGTGCGGATGATGCAGATGATGCAAATGATGCAGATGCACCAAGCGGTGCAACGTTGCAACCAACGCCCAGCGCGGCGATGAAGCGCCGCGAGCGGTTGCTGACTCTGTTCGGACGATAAACAAGTTTTCGTCGTCGACCGTTCCATTGAACGGCGGCGGCAAAAGAAGGGCCTGATCCGGCGAGGTTCCATCGAATCGCTGCTGGCGAGGGGGAGCACCACAAAACTTAATTCGAGGAGAATTCCCAGATGGCGAACAACAATAAAAACAACATCATTGCCCTCCGTCAGCGCAAGCACGAGCTTGTAGTTAAGCAGCGCTTCCTGCTGGATGCTGCGCATGCCGATAACCGCGATATGACCGAAGCGGAAGCTGCGCAGTTTGACGACAACATCAAAGTGCTCACATCGACCGAGCAAGCGATCGAGCGCGAAGAGCACATTCGCGCTATGGAGCGCAGCATGCCAGCACTTCCGGACGAAGACGCACTTTTCGCAGCGCGGCGCAACGGCGGATCGCCGAACGCGGGCGGGACGGATGGCGAGGCCGACGCTAAGCCCTTCAAGAGTTTTGGCGAGCAGTTGATCGCAGTCGCTCGCGCGGGCATGGGCGCCCAGCGCATCGACGATCGCCTCGTTCCACAAGCCGCGATCTCAGGAATGAGCGAGACCGTGCCGTCTGACGGCGGATTCCTTGTGCAGAAGGATTTCTCCGAGACTCTTCTGCAACGCACGTATGAGATGGGACAGATCCTGCAGCGCGTGTTTCGAGTGCCGATCTCAGCGAATGCGAACGGAGTGAAGATCAACGCGATCGACGAAGACAGCCGCGTGGATGGTTCGCGGTGGGGCGGAGTTCTGGCCTACTGGCAGAACGAAGCGGACACCAAGGCTGCTTCGAAGCCGAAGTTCCGGCAGATCCAGTTGAACTTGCAGAAGCTCACGGGCCTCTGCTACGCGACGGACGAATTGCTGCAAGATGCGGCGGCACTCGAAGCCGTGATCATGCAGACATTTCCTCAAGAATTCGTTTTCAAAACTGAAGATGCTTTTATCAACGGTACCGGAGCGGGCCAACCGCTGGGTATTTTGAATTCCGGCGCGGTGATTCAGGTCGCGAAGGACGCTGGCGATACGTCGGCGACGGTCTCGACGAACGACGTGCTCAATATGTGGTCTCGCTGCTGTGGCAAGAGCCGACAGAACGCCGTCTGGTTGATCAACCAAGACGTCGAGCCGAAGCTCTATCCTCTGACCTTGGGCTCCGGCACTGCGGTCCAGTTGCTCTACACGCCTCCCGGAACTCGCGACAACGGCGGGCAGTACGGAATGCTGCTCGGACGTCCCGTGATCCCTGTCGAGTATTCCGCGACGCTGGGAACACCGGGCGACATCATCCTTGCCGATTTCAGCCAATACGTGGCCGCAGACAAGGGCGCACCGCAGGCGGCAAGTTCAATCCACGTTCGCTTCATCAACGATGAGACGACCTTCCGCTTCGTGTACCGCGTCGACGGTCAACCGGCGTGGAAGAAACCACTCACTCCGAAAAACGGGACGAACACTTACAGCCCGTTCGTGACCTTGGCGACTCGTCCGTAAGTTGGACCTGTCTGACGTGCGCGTTGCAGTAGAAAGAAAAATCAGATCAAGGAGCTTCAACTATGAGTCGCAAAGGTTTTGTAGCTGCTGAAGAAGGGCACGTAGTAAACATCCTGCCTCCGGTGGATATCACCGGAGGTACGACGTCGCAAGCATTCTCCATGAAGAAATATCAGCACGCGACGATCATCATCCAGATCGGAGTTTCCGCCGCTGCACCCACGAAAATCATTGTGCAGAGCGGGACTGCTACTGCGGCTATCGGCGCGACCGTTGCGGGCAACGTCGCGATGGCGTTCGCGATCTACACGCAGGAAACCGCAGGGGCAAGTCATGATGTGCTTAGCGCGCGGACGGCAGTTGCCGCTGCGGGTTACACACCGTCTGCCAACGACGGGATCTTCTACGTGATCGAGATCGACGGAAACGAACTGCCTGACGGTGCGCCGTGGGTGCAGTTGTCTCTGACGAACGGCGTGAACAGCGTGATCGCCTCAGCGATTGCAGTACTGAGCGGCGCGCGGTTCTCCGAGACTCAGAGTCCGACCGAAACTGCATAACTGCATAAAGATGCATAACCCAAAAGCGGGGCCGCAGTAGCTAGAAGCTGTGGCCCCGCCAGTTTTTCGAACTTTTCGAGGTCGTTTGATGTTTATTAAATATCTGATGGGGGCGCGCGCGGGAACGATCGAAGACGTGGCCTTTGAGAACGCGAAGCAGTTGG